GTCCGCAGATGATTTGCGCGTGCTGCTCTCTGATGAGGTGGCGCAGGCCCAAACATGGGCAGCGGCGAACATCCGCGACGAGCAAGAACGCAATCTTCAGTATTACCTTGGCCTGCCATTGGGCAACGAGGTTGAGGGCCGCTCGCAGGTTCGGAGCTGGGATGTGTTCGAGGTGATCGAGTCGGCAATGCCGTCTTTCATCGAGCCGTTTTTCTCTGGTGACCACATCGGCCAGTTTGCGCCGCGCGGCCCGGAGGATGAGGCTTACGCCGATCAGGCGACGGATGTCGTCAACTACATCATCAAGGAGCGCAACCCGGGCTTTCTGATCTTCAACACTTGGATCAAGGACGCGCTGCTGTCGAAGGTGGGCATTGTCCGCGCCGAGTGGTACGAGGAAGACCCGGAGAAGGTCGAGTTCGAGTCGCTGACTGATGAACAGTTTGCGCTCTTGATGCAAGACCCTGAAACGGAAGTCATCGAGCATACCGCCAGGCCGGCAAAAATCCCCGGCATGCCTCAACTTAACGAGGCGCAGGGCATCCAGCAGTTTGGCATGGCTGTGCCCATGCTCCACGATGTGACTTGCCTGCAAAAGCGCGATGGCAAGGTCTGCATTGAGAACGTGCGGCCCGAGAACTTCGTGATTTCTCGCGGTGCCAAGTCGGTGGAGAAAGCCCGCGTGGTGGGCGAGTTCGTCACCATGACGCGCAGCGAGATTGCCGAGGCCGGCTACGAGGGCGCTTACGAGGTGTCGGACTTCGACGGCATCGCGCACGACATGCAGACGCTGCGTGACGATGATTCCGGCGCGCTGAATGTCGGCACATCTGACAAGAGCATGGAAGAGGTGACGCTGTTCCGTGGCTTCATCCGTGCTGATGTGAACGGCGACGGCATCGCGGAATATCGCCGCGTCCTGGCTGGCGGCAACATGCTGCTGGATGACGAAGAGGCCGAGTGGCAGGATTACGCGGTCATCACGCCAATCCCGATCCCTCACCGCGTCATCGGCATGGCCTACGCCGACCCTGCCGCAGAGCTTGAGCGCCTGAATACCACGCTCACCCGGCAGTATCTGGATTCTCTGTACGCAGCCAACAACCCGCGCACCTACGTCAACATGACGGCGGGCGTTAATCTGGACGATCTGCTGAGCAATCGAATCGGCGGCTTTGTGCGAGGCAATGGCCCGGCAGGCGATGCGATCCAACCGCTCATCACCACGCTGGTGAGCCGTGACGCGCTGGATGGCCTGCAACTGGGTCAGGCTATGCGCGAGTCTCGCCTGGGCATCACCCGGTACAACCAGGGCCTTGATTCCGAGACGCTGAACAAGACCGCGACGGGCATTCAGAAGGTCATGGGCGCCGCCGACAAGCGCCAGATGATGACGCTTCGGATCATGGCTGAGACGGGCATCAAAGAACTGTTCCGCCTGGTGCTGAGGATCGTGGCGAAGTACCAAGACCGCGCCCAGATGATCCGCCTGCGCGGTGAGTGGGTGCCGTTCGATCCTCGCGGCTGGTCGGCTGACATGGATGTGACGATTGATGTTGGCATCGGCTCAGGCGACAAGACCGAGACGCTGATGATGTTGCAGCAGTTTGGGCAGTTCATGGCCTGGGGCCAGCAAAACGGCGTCGTGCTGCCTCAGAACATCTACGAGTTCGGCAAGATGCTGGCGAAGAATGCCAAGCTCAAGGATGCAGACACCAAGCTGCTGAGCCAACCGAACCCGAACCCGCCGCCACCGCCCCCGACACCGGAACAGGTGAAGGCACAGACGCAACTCCAGCTCAAGCAGATGGAGCATCAGGACTCGGCTTTCCGCTTCCAGGCTGAGCAGGAGACTCAAAAGCAGATTGACCAGAACCGCCAAGAGTGGGAAGCGCGCCAGAAGCAGTTGGAGCTTCAGCAGGAGGCCCAGCTTGAGCAGATCAAGGCGGCATACAAGGAGCGCGAGGACGCTCGCCGCATTCAATTCGAGGAATGGAAGGCCAAGTTGGACGCGCAGACAAAGATCGCCATTGCGCAGATTCAAGCCGGCGTCCAACTCAAGACGCACAACGACTCCATGCAGATGGCCGGCATGAACGCGGCCCGAGAGGACATGCGCGCCGCTCAGGAAACACAGCAAGGGGCCGCAAATGAGTGACGCACTCCACCGAGGCGAGCACGCCAAGCGGATTCTTGAGGATTCGCTGGTGCGTGAGGCGCTGGAAACCATCAAGCGAGAGACGCAAGGCATGTTCTTTGCTCTCCCGAGCCAAGCCCGTGATGAGCGCGAGTTTCTGCATTTGATGGACCGCGCACGCCAGCAGTTCGAGAACTACTTTCAGATCCTGATTGCCGGGGCAACAGTTCACCGCAGCGAAATCCTGGCCGAAGACCAGATGCAGGCGCGTGTGGCTGCGATTCAGGCACGAGTGAGGGACCGCTGATGGCCCGCACGAAGAAGAGCACAGAGCCGCAAGCGCTGCCCAGCCTGGCCGAGTACATCGCGGCGCGTGAAAGCGCTGACAGGGTGCTTGTGCGGGTGAGCTATCCCAGCGCACAGGCGCATGTTTTCCAAGGCCGCTACAGCGGGATCGTCGTCGATGACGGCGAATTGTCCTGCCAGTGGTCGGACGGACGGACCGAATAGATTCTTCAACCCGGCGCGGGGCGGTTTCCTCGCGGCAGTCAGTTTAGGCACAACCCATCAAGCCCCTCGGAGCGATCCGCAGGGGCTTTTTCTTTGGGCGCACACCTGACGGCATCAACACATCAAAACCATGTCTGAAGCCCTCTCCCTGAACGACTTCGCAGCACAACTCTCCCAAGCATCAGATCCTGCCGGACAAGCCCAAGAGGCCCCGGAGACTGAAGCGGCAGAGGTGGCGGAAGTCGAGGACGCCACGACCGAAGCGCCCGAGCAAGACGGCGAGCAATCGCCAGAAAGCACGGAGCAAGAGGAAGCCGACTCTGAAGACGGACAAGCCCCAGCGGCCCCGGATGAAGAGATGGTGATTAAGTGGACGACCGCATCAGGTGAAACGCACGAAGCCCCTCTGAAGGAGCTGAAGGACGGTTACCTGCGCCAGAGCGATTACACGCAAAAGACGCAGCAACTGTCCCAAGAGCGCGAGAAGGTACAGGCGGCAGTCTTTGAGCAGTACCAGATGACGCAGCAGCTTGGTGCGGAGCTGGGGCAGTTGCAAATCTTGCAATCCCAGATCGCCCAGTACCAGAGCCTGCCGTGGCAACAACTGAAGGCCGAGAACCCGGAGCAATACAGCGCTCTGGCGACGGAATTCATGGTGCTGCGCGAGCAGGGCCGGGAACTGGCGCAGAACTTCCAACACAAGAAATTGCAGCTCGATGCAGCCATGCAGCGAGAGGCAGAGCAAGCGGTAGTTGCGGCATCGGAGCACTTGAAGAAGGCCATTCCTGGCTTCGGCGACAAGCACCTCTCCACGATGAACGAGCACATGCTGAGCAAGGGCCTCAAGACCGAGGACTTGCCGGAAGTCGTCAAGAAACTGGGCAAGAAGTTCGCGCCCGCTGTCCTTGAGGCGATCCATGAAGCCGCCCAGTGGAAAGCACTGCAAGCGAAGAAGCCAGAGATCGAGAACCGCGCGAAAGCCATCCCACCCAAGCCGGTGGCGAAGGCCGCAGCACCCAAACAAGCCAGCCAGCTAGAGGCAGTTGCCAAAGCCGCTCAGTCGAACAAGCCGATGAGCCGCCAGAGCTTCGCCGAGATGCTGGCTCAAACACGAAAGAGGTAATGAAATGCCACAAGCATCAAACAGCTTTGCTACGTTCAACTCGACCCGCGTCCGTGAGCAGCTCATGGACAAGATTTGGAACGTCTCGGTCGAGGAGACGCCCACCCTGGCCTTGATCGGCAAGGAAAAGGTCGATGGCCCGTTCGTCGAATGGCTGAACGACTCGTTCGCAGCCGGCGCGAGCAACAAGGTGGAACAGGGCAACATCCCGACCATCGCCGCGACTACTGACGTTTCGCGCTACTCGAACCGCACGCAGATCAGCGAGAAGTCTGGCGCCGTCACCGGCACGCAAGACCGCGTGGAGAAGGCCGGCCCGGCTAGCGAGTATGACCACCAAGTCAGCAAGAAGATGGTCGAGCTGAAAAAGGACGTTGAAGTGGGCGTGTTGCAGAACACGACCGCCATCGCGGCCTCTGCTGGTGTCGCCCCGCAGTCTCGCGGCTTCTTGGGCTTCATCGCCACCAACACCAGCAAGGGTGCGTCTGGCGTTGACCCCAACCCGCTGACGAACACGGCTCAGACTGACGGCACCCAGCGCGCGTTTACGGACACGCTGCTGCGCGACGTTATGAAGACCATGTTCGACAACGGTGCGCCGAACATGGACAACCTGTATGCGCTGATCCCCTCTGCGCAACGAGCCACGTTTGACACGTTCTTGGCTGGTCAGACGCGCTTCGACAAGGCCGAAGACAAGACCCTGACGGCCACGCTTGAGGTCTACATCGGCCCGTTCGGTCGCGTGAAGGCGGTGAACGCTCGCCACATGCGCGCTCGTGAAGTGGTGCTCCTGAACAAGGAGTATGCATCGCTGGGTGTGCTGCGTCCGATGCGCGACACCGAACTGGCGAAGCGTGGTGACGCCCGCGAGTTCATGGTGAACACCGAGTGGACCCTGATCGTGAAGAACGAGAAGGCGCACGGGATCATCCGCGACCTGACCTAAACCATTGAGGGCTTCGGCCCTCATAAACAAAACGCCTCGGCTAACCACCGGGGCGTTTTCTTTATGGCTGACAAACGCATTCTTCAGGTACTGCCTCGCGGCTACACCTACTCCGCGACCGAGGACGGAGTGACACGCATTGGCACCGTTTCTGATGTGTCCGATGTGGTGGAGCAAGTGAAGGGCCGGCGAAGCATGGGCATTACTAGCCAGGCATTTGGACGGCATGAGGCAAGCATCCCGCTGACGACCCTGGACGCATGGGCCAAGAAGATCAGCAACGGTGCGCTCAATGCCTTTGATGTGGCTGATGACGAAGCGCTGCTGGAGCGGTTCATGGCTGAACACCCAGCCTTCAAGGTGCATGGGGGCTGGCAATGAACTACAGCGAACTCAAGGCGGCTATTGCCAGCTGGGCGAAGCGCTCAGACATGACCGCAGTGATACCGACACTGGTGCAGTTGGCAGAGGCCCGCATCGCCCGCGAAGTTCGGGTGCGCGCCCAGCTTCAGATCACCACGCTGACGGCATCAAGCGGTTCGGCTGCGCTGCCCGCTGACTTCTTGGAGTTCAAGGCGCTTGTCTACGCAGAGGACGCGACACCGCTGCGTGTCGGCTCGCTTGAGCAGGTGCTTTCCGACCGGGCGCGCATCAGCGGCTATCGGCCAAAGTTCTGCATCGTCACATCTGACGCGATCCAGTTCGGCCCCTCTGCGGATGCGAGCTACACGCTCAACGCCGCCTATTACGGCAAGTTCCCAGCCCTGAGCGGTGAAACCGATACGAATTGGCTCCTAACCAATCACCCGGGCGTCTATCTGTGGGCCGCCTTGGCTGAGGCATCGCCTTGGATGCAAGAAGACCAGCGTGTTGCTGTGTGGGAGGCCAAGTACGCACAAGACAAGGCCGCAATGCTCGCCGCAGACAAGGCCGCAGAGTTCAGCGGAACCGGCCTTGAGTTGTCCATGACGCACACGCAAGAGGTTGTCTAATGCCAGTCGATACCGCACTCCACATCGCCGGGTTTGACCCGACGAACCCGACGGGCGCCACCTCCCGCAAAGAGGCAGACGACAACTTTCGGCACATCAAGGAAGTGCTGAAGCGGGACTTCGCCAATGTCGCGGGCGCTGTCACTGCATCGCATGCCGAGTTGAATCAACTGGTTGGCGTAACTTCGCCGATTCAGACGCAGATTGACGGGAAGATTTCGGGCACATCCCCTG